GAGTTGTCGTGGACTCCTGGTCAGGTTTCGTGCCTGATAAGTTGGACACTTTGGTGTGAGTGTGATGGCGGGTCGCTGGATGGCGGCCCGCTACCCCTTTGTAGCTCAGTGAGCAGAGCGCCCGATTGAAGCTCGGGAGGACGCTGGTGCAAGTCCAGCCGAAGGGACTGACCCGAGACCGGCCAGTCTTGGGTTTTAGGATATGGCCGAATAATCGTGATTCACCTGGGCTTGTTACGGCCCTTGTGGCGCGATAAGGCACAACCAATAATTCGACGAAAGCCTGATGAGCAAATGCTTGAGGGCGGGAGGCGGGTAGCTCCGCTGAAACGTTGAGTGCTTCGCAGCTGAGGTTGGTACACCAATAACTAGAAGGCTATCTAGTAACTGAGGTGTTGGGAACCGTGGAGACACGGCCCTATCCGCCCCCTACCCATGCCTCTGGACGATACCCAAGCACAAATGCGGTAGGGCTTGCGGAGAGAAGCAAGTGAAGAATTGCAGAGGGTAGCGCCCTTGACAGTGAGTGCAAATCTCACCTTTCCGCCGAGTCAGCCCCTTGAGTTTGCCGTGTATACGGCTCTACTGTGATGGGGGTTGCCCCCTGGCGTCGCCTCCAGGGTTAGCAACAGGCGGCATAGGCGCGTATGCAAGCGGTCAAAGCACGGCGACTGTAAATCGTCTCCCGTTGGGTTCGTGAGTTCGAGTCTCACCGCGCCTGCTTTCCCCCAGTGGTATTAACGGGTAACACACGTATAGGCGCTGACGAGTTCCCAGGTTCGAGACCTGGGCTGGGGGCTATATTCCGGGTGGTAGGTAGTGTCCGAGCCCGTCTTTGTTCATGCGGTCTTTGAGGTCTTCGACCATGCGCGTGTAGTTGTCAAAGATTTTAGCGCGTTCTAGCAGTTCGGAGGCGAGTGCCACCGAGGAGGCTTTGCGTAGTTCGGCGTCGTCGACTCGTGCCACGTTGGTGCGCCCGGAGGGCGTGTAGTGCATGGAGTTGAGTGCGGAGATGACGCGCTCACGGTTTGCCATGTGCGTGCCTTCCATCTCCCACCGAAACAAGGTGCGTTCGGAGATGCCGATCTTGTCGGCGACTGGTGTGCGCGGCAGGCCGGTGGCTTCGCGGCGCGTTAAAATATCGTAGCCCACCGACAATGGGTCGGCAGGGTTTAGGTGCTTCTCCCCCTCGCGTGGGTGGCGTAATTCTCTTGGCTTTGACATGACAACATTGTCGCACGTTTGACGAGGGAGGTCAAGTTATTGTGGCATGGGCGACGTCTAATCGTCTAGAAAGGCTGCCGGATAACTGGCCGCAGCTTCGCCGGGAGGTGCTGGCCCGTGACAGGTATACCTGCCAGGCCAGGGGCTGTAGCGAGCGGGCAACCGACGTGGATCACATTGACCGTCATGGCGGCGACGGGAAGGCTAATTTGCAGTCGTTGTGTCAATACCATCACAACAAGAAGTCGTCTGCTGAGGGGCACGCCGAGGCGGCCCGGATTCGCAAACTTTTGAAGCATCCCGGTGAGAAGACGCCGGGTCGGGTGCATCCGCGTGATGCGAAGCCCCGGAAATACAAAGGATTCTAATACGGCCTTGAGGGCTCCATTCACAACCTCGGGCTAGGAGGTTGTTTTGACTGAAACTTTTACCCCGACTGATGGTCGGCTGGGTTCCCGGTTCCGGGGAAAAATTGAAGTAAACCCAAAGACTGGGTGCTGGGAGTGGGGGGATACCCTCAACGAGAGCGGGTATGGGCGATTCTGGCCCGCCTCAAAGGACGAAGTGCTGGCCCACCGACACTCGTACGAGGCGCTAGTCGGGCCGATAGCGGATGGCATGGTCATTGACCACTTGTGTCGCGTGCGTCGTTGCGTTAATCCGGGACACTTAGAGCAGGTGACTCAAGCCGAGAATACCCGTCGCGGGGATGCCGGCGCCCATAACGCGGCGAAGACTCATTGCCCGCAAGGGCACGAGTACACGCCCGAAAATACCACGATCATTAAGCGCAGCAAAGGTGGGACTGATTACCGCCGGTGTCGCGCATGTCATCGCGAGAAGTCTCGGCAGCGCCGGGCATTGAATCGCGCCCCGAATCGAACCCATTGCAAGCGGGGCACGAGTTCACGCCCGAGAATACTTACGTTCGACCGAGCAATAATTCCCGCCAGTGCCGTGAGTGCGTGCGGGAGTTGCGTGCCGAGCGTCGAGCCCGAGAGGCGGTGAGTAGCTAATGGGTTCACGTGGACCATTGCCGAAGCGCAGTGATGAGCGCACTCGCCGTCACAAGACCGGCGAGGACGGCATTGAGGTCAAGAAGGGTGTCGCTTTTGAGTACGAGTGGACGCCCGCCAATAAGGATTGGCCGGAACCGGTTAAGCGGTTTTATAACTCGTTTCAGGAGTCCGGCATGCAGGCGTATTACCAGCAGACCGACGTGGAGAAACTGTGGCTGGCCTGCGATTTATTTGCCGCCGAGTACGAGAAGGGCCCCTACAAGCGGTCGGCCATGATGCTGGCTGAGATTAACAAGATGTGGGATGGCTTGGGTGCGTCTGAGGGTGAGCGTCGCCGTATGAAGATCGAACTGGATGCTCCGCAGGTTGAGGAAGTGGACGCAAAGGTGGCTCGCATTGCGGATGCGAAATCACGACTTAAAAACTCAAAGAAGCCTGATTCCTAGCACAGCGTGAGGAGGTTCAATGACGACGCTGGCCCCTGAGCAAGTGGACTGGCGTGACGTTGAACCGTCGCAAGAGAACGCTGACAAGCTGTTTCCAGCCCAAGACATTGGCCCAACCTGGCTGACTGATGATGACGGCGACTGGTTGTTGCCGCAGTACACGCTTGGTTGGGAGGTGATCGCCTGGGCGGAGGAGCACCTGAACTCCCCGATGGGCGATGGCTCTCCGTTGAATATCACGCTAGAGCAGATGCGGATCATTCTCTGGCATTACGCCATTGACGAGGATGGCAACTGGTCGTATTGGAAGTGCTTGTGGCAGTCGGCCAAGGGCGCCGGCAAGGACGGCCTGGGCGCGATCCTGGGCCTGGTGGAGCTGATTGGCCCGTGCCGGTTCTCGCACTGGGAGTACACCGACGACGGCGAGAAGGTTCCGGTTGCCAAAAGCAACCCTGCCGCGTTGGTGCAGTTCGCGGGGGTCTCGAAAGAGCAGACCAACAACACCATGGACTTCATTCCGATGCTGTTGCCGGAGTCGACAAAAGAGAAGTACAACCTGGAAGTCCAGAAAGAGATCGTTTACGTCACTGGTACGGGGCGGAAGCTCCAGCAGGTTGGTGCGAACTGGCCTGCCTTGCAGGGGAAGCGTGCCACCTACGTGGTGATGAACGAGATGCAGCACTGGTACTCCTCGCAGGGTGGTCCGCAGTTGTATGACGTGTTGAAGAATAACGTGCTGAAAACGCGCGGACATTTCCTGGTGATTACCAACGCCTACCAGCCGGGCGAGGACTCGATGCACGAGCGGATTCGGTTGGAGCAAGAGAAGGTGTGGCGTGGTTTAGCGCAGCCTTCTGGCTGGTTGTACATGTCGCGTGAGGCGCACCCGGAGGCTCCGTTGCACCCGGACTGGGTGGAGTATATTCTTCGCCCCATTTACGGGGACGCCTATTGGCAGACCAGGGATATGTCTACGGTCGCCACAGAAGTGTTGGATGGGTCGACGCCGCCGTCGCAGATTCGGCGGATGTTTTACAACCAGATTGTCGCCAGCGAGGATGCCTTCTTTAGTCCCGCTGAGATTGCCCGAGCACGCCGTGAAAACTGTTATGGCGACAAGAATGATCTGAGTCTGGGTGATGAGATCGTCATGGGTTTTGACGGCGGTAAGACCGACGATGCGACTGCCCTGGTGGCGATACGGATTAAAGACAAGCTGATCGTGCCGTTGGCGATCTGGCAGAAGCCGGATGGCCCGCTGGGTGAGTCTTGGCGGATTGACGAAAACGAGGTCAACGAGACCGTGATCGCAGCCTTCCAAGACTATACGGTACGCGCCTTCTACGCGGACCCGGCCCTGTGGCAGTCCTGGATTAGCCAGTGGAATGAAGCCTACCGCGAGGAGCTTGCGGTACGGGCGTCAGCGCATTCGTCGATTGCCTGGGAGATGTCGTCGAGTAACCAGCGCATTGGTCGGGCTTGGGAGAGCTTCTATGACGCGATCAGGACCCGCCGGCTGCAACATAACGGCGACAAGCTGCTGGAGTCGCACATGACGAACGCTCGTCGTGGGCGCGGTAAGGGCGGGCTGATTGCCCGGAAGGAAAACCCTGAGTCGCCGCTGAAGATCGACTCCATGGTGGCTGCCTATGTGGCGTATGCCGCGCTTGAGGATTACTTGCAGAAGGGCAAGAAGCCGAAGCAGTACCGGAGGCAAATGATGAGAGCTTGACTTTTGACAGTAAGGATTTTTGATGAGCGGTTCAGTACCAAACGTCGAGGACCATGACATTTATGCGGTCCCCGAGTATGGCCCGCACCTGACGGTCATGCGCAACATGATGCTGACCATTCAGCAGGACAAGCAACAGTATGCGGAAGTCCGCGACTATGTGAAGGGCAATCACCGTAAACCCAACGTGCCGGCGACGGCTCGTATTGAGGTTCGGGAGATTGCTAAGCGGTCCACGATGAACTTGATGCCCCTGCTGATCGGGGTGCCGTCGCAGCTGTGTTTCATTGAGGGCTTCCGCGTGGGCGCTGAGCGCGACCCTAAAGAGTGGGAAGTGTTCAAACGCTCCAACATGGCCTCCAAGCAGACCACTGCTTTCGAGGCGGCATTATCGTATGGCAACTCGTTTCTGGCGTTAGAGCCGGACGGTGAAGAGCTAGAGATCAAACTACTCCAGACCCCTAATACGGTCGCCTACTACCATGACCCGGTCAATGACATGTTTCCGGCTTATGTGATGACGATTCGTTCACAGCCGCACTTGGAGAAGCCGGGCCTGGTTGTAGTGTATGACGAAGAGGCGGTCACGTATTACGACTGGGTGCCGTCAAGCTCCGGTGAGGATGACGAATTCATCCTGAATGACCGCTGGGAGCATGACATGCCCTATACGCCGGTGGCACGCCTGGTCACGCAAATGGACGATGAAGGCGTTGTGACTGGCCTAGTCGGGCAGCTGACGCCGCTCCAGGACCGTGTGAACCAGTCAGCGTTTGATCTGCTGGTGACACAAACCTTCTCTAGTTTCAAGGTCCGTTGGGCCTCGGGGATGCTGGGCAACCCAGTCATGGACGAAGACGAGGACGGCAACATTGTCCCGCGTGTGGATGCTGACGGCAACCAGGTCTATGAGCCGATTCCGATTGACCAGTCCACCTGGATTATGACCGATGATCCGGCGGCTCGCGTGGGCACGCTGGACGAGACCCCGCTGGACGGGTTCTTGGAAGCCTTGGATCATGCGATCCGACACTTCGCGGTCATTGGACAGTTGCCCCCACACAACTTGATGGGCAGCATGTCCAATGTTAACGCCGAGACGTTGCAGTCGGCCATGTCGCAAACCATTCGGTTTACTCACGTGCTGAAGGTCTCTTGGGGCACGACGATTTCTAATCTGCTCGGGCTGGCCTCGATTCAGATGGGAGTCCGCGACAGCCTCGATGATTATGACGCTGAGGTGCGCTGGCGCGACATGTCTGACAACACGCTTGGCGCCGTGGTGGACGCCCTGGGCAAGGGTGCGCAGATGCTGGATATTCCGAAGCGTTCGTTGTGGCGCCGGTTCCCTGGTGTGACGCACAGTGAGTTGCTGGAGTGGGAAGAGACGTACGAAGAAGAGTTCGCCGAGCGGATGATGCAAGACGTTGACACCCCGGATGGGGCGGCGGCTCGTGAGCGGGAATACTTCCCAGAGACTGACGCCACGCAGATGCCGGCGGAGCCGTTGCCAGCCTTTGATGGCGGGACGGGGGTTGCTGGGGCATGACGGAGACCACTACCGAGACCACGACGCAGACCGGCACTGAGCAACAGCATATTGTCAGCTACTATCAGCAGCCGCAGAGCGAGTGGGAGTCAGCGTTTGTGGCGTACCGGGCCGCACAGTCCCGGCTGGCGTTTGCGGCAGCGTTCATGGCCGCGCAGGCGTGGACGGAGATGGTCCGGGCTTCGGCGTTTGCTGCCACCTTGCCGCGCTGGCTGGATTACGTGGTGCGCATTGTCCGAGCCTTTCGGGCACACCAGCGCCGGTTAGCACAATCCTTCTACCAGTATGGCAGAGCCCGCGAGATCAGCGAAACCTACGGTCCCCCACTGTCTGGTGATGACACCAGCTTGGGCGGCTACCGGGCCGCGTTCCTCGACCAGCTCCAAGACGTCGCCCTGCTAGAGACTGAGGCGCCCAGTGACTGGGATGCCGAGGACGGCATGGACGAGGTCCGCGAAGAGTTGCGCGAACTGTTGGCCGAGCAGGATGCCGCCGAGGATGAGGAACGCTCACAGCGTGAGGCGAACTTCCGTGCGGTGAATCTGGACCGGGCGATTCAACAGTTTTTGTCCGCGTATGAGGAGAACGGCGACCGCGAGGTTGACGTGCTGGACGTGTCCTGGCCGGACCGGGACGCCGACGACGCCGACCAGCGGCACCGCGAGTTCTTCCGCGAGATCGCCGAAGAGCTGTGGCAAGACCAGCAAGATGACATGGACCGCGACGAAGCCCTCGAAGACGACGAGGACGATGAAGACGAGACGATGTCGCGGCGCGACCGGATGCTGGCCCGTATTGAGGAAGCCACCGACCAGGTGGGCAACCAGGTTGCCGGCCAGGTCATGCAAGCGACCTCGCATGCTGCGGACACGGTCACAAACTGGGCCATGGACCGCGATGAGCGAGTCTACGGGGTTGCCCGAGGCACTGGCCCCAACCCGTGCGTGTTGTGCGCGTTAGCGGCTTCACGCGGGTTTGTGTACAAGTCTGTCGCCACCGCCATGACAACACGTGCGGGCGGCGCCTTTAAACGCTACCACCGGAACTGTCAATGTTATCCGATCATTCGTTGGAACCCCTCCCAGGAGGAGCCGGAAACCACGAAACGCTGGTCGAGCCTGTATCAGCAGGCCAAACAGCAGCCGGGTAACACGTTCAATAACTTCCGACGGATTCTGTATGAGCGCGACGCAGCCAATATCAATGCGCGTCGGCGCCGCTGGTATGCGCAGAACAAGAACAGGATCAACGCCCGTCGCCGCGCACGGCGACGTTCTGGGCGTTAACGGTCGACCGTAGAGCGGTCTGACCCTTTCATAGCTTCACCTCCAGGAGGGTGTGAACACATGTCTGAAACGACTCCAAAACCTGAAGAAACCCCGACCGAAGACGACGCCAACAAGGTCAACGACCAGGAGGCATCGCAAGAGCCTCAAGAGGCTGGCGACAAGGAGTCCGGTCAAGGGGAGCAGGAAGACGACGAGCAAAACGACAACGGCCTGTGGGACGGGATTGACGAAGATCACCCAGTCCGCAAGGTAGTCCAAGACCTACGCCGTGAGGCCGCCGAGAAGCGCACGCAGAACAAGACCTTGCAGGACACGATCACGTCCCTAGAGGAGCAGACGCGGGAGATGAAATCTCCTGACGAGTTCCAGCAGGCGGTTGCGGAAGCCCAGCAGGAAGCCAAGAAGGCCAACCTGACTGCGGCTCGTGAGCGGGTGGCTCGTCAGCATAACCTGCCGGAGTCTTTGATTCCCCGCTTGCGCGGGGATTCCGCCGAGGAGCTGGAAGCGGATGCTAGGCAGCTCCGCGATGATCTGGGCCTTGACAAGAAGAGTACGACCCCTCCGAGGGGTCCGTTGCGTGGCGGGCTGGACCCGACCGAGCAAGGTCCGACTGAAGAGCAGCTGATCGAGCAGATTCGCAGCGGCGGACGCAATTTCTAAACAAGCATTATTACCCACTACGGAGGATGTAAGTGGCTTACGTTGAGCACAAAATTGAGCAGGACCGGTCGATCCCGACTGTAGCTTCTGCGCTGGTGCGTGAAAACTTGCCTGTTCTGGGCATGTTTCAAACTTGGGCACCAGATAAATACTTTGGTCAGGACGGCGGCAAGGTGAACCTGAAGGTTCCCGGTGCGCTGCCTGCCCGTAAATACCCATGGCGCAACGACCGACGGAAACCAATCGTGGTCGACACCTACGAGGAAACCACCATTTCCTTGGATGTCGGCCAACCAGAAAACCACTACTCGGCAGTTGAACTAACTGACGAGCAGAAGGAATACGACCTCCAGGGTTCGTTCGGTGAACTGACTGGCGTGCAAACTACCGCCATTGTCAACGAGCTGAACCGTCAGGCTCGTGACTGGATTCTGGAGGCCCCATACGAGTTCGGGCTGGGTGTTGACCTGTCCGACAACCGGATCGTCGAGGCCCGTGAGATGGGTCAGGACGCGGTCTTCAACGCCTTTGTTGATGCTCGCAACGAGCTGAACCGTCTGGGCGTCCCCCACTTGGGTCGCTCCATGCTGGTCGGCTCTGATGTTGCCGCGCTGCTGATTAAGAACGCCAAACTGGACAAAATCCAGGGCAACAACACTCCTCACATTTTCGCTGAAGCCGAGCTGGGCAACTACGCCGGCTTCACCATCGTCGAGGACACTCAAGGTCTGGTTGAACCAGACGAAGCTATGGCGTTTGACGCTTCCGGCTTCCTGTTCTGGTCCTATGCTCCAGCAATCCCCGAGTCTGCTATTCGCGGGGCTCGCACCAACAAGGACGGCATCGGACTGCGCTGGGTTGTCGACTACGACCCAGCCTACATGATCGAACGTTCCGTCTGGAACTCCTGGAACGCCTTTGGCTACGCCGAAGACTTCGTCATCGGCTTTGATACTAACGGTGATCGTGCTGTTGGTACTGAACAGTACTTCGTCAAAGGACTCAACATGAAGTTCTTTATGGGCTCTGGTGAAGGCGCCGGCGAGGCTGCCGAAGACTGGACCTGGAAGCCTGGCGACGGCAAAGACATTGACAACGGGCGTAAAGGCGCTGCCCCTGATTCTGAACTGGCCCGCTGGACCAACTTTGAACCAATCCGTGATGGCCGTGACTTCGTTCCACGCTACATGCCAAGCGTTCTGCAAGGCGATGTCCAGATTGGCGAACAGCCTGGCTCGGGAGCTGATTCGGGAAACTAATTTACCCCGGAGCGGAGACGTATCCGGGGCCTGACGTATTCCCAGAAGGTGAGGGCGACTAATGGCTTTTGAACCAAAGACCTGGTCTAACGGTCGTGACGGTGGCACTCCAGTGACTGCCGAAGAGCTGAACCGTATCGAGCAAGGTATCGCCGGTGTTGAGCTAACCCCTGGCCCGGAAGGACCGCAAGGCCCGAAGGGTGACAAGGGCGACAAGGGCGACCCTGGCGCTGACGGCGCTGATGGTGCTGATGGTGCTGACGGGTTCCCGTCTGAGAGTCAATGGAATGAGCTGGTCGCTCGGGTAGACGCCCTAGAGGGCGGCGAATAAGTGATTGCAGGCCTCAAGGTGGGGTCTTGGGGCCTGCTTTCCGAGCGTGAAAGACGGTGATGCCTGATGGTGTACAAGCCACAGACGTGGCGCGATGGCGAGCAGGGCGGAACCCCGTTAGAAGCCTCTCGCCTGAATTATATAGAACAAGGTATTTCCATCGTCGCCCAAACGCCCGGCCCGGAAGGACCAGAAGGGCCGCAGGGGCCGCAAGGCATTCCTGGGCCTCAAGGCGAGCGAGGCCCAAAGGGTGAGCCTGGGCCGGAGGGGCCGCGAGGTCCCCGAGGCGAGCCTGGCGAGGAGGGTCCACGGGGTGAACAAGGCCCACGTGGGCTGCCTGGCGAGGATGGCATTGACGGGGAGCAGGGCCCGCAAGGACCACCCGGCCTAAAGGGCGATCAGGGACCACCTGGCCCGGAGGGCCCGCAGGGCGAGGAGGGCCCGCGAGGTCTTCCTGGCTTGAAGGGTGACACTGGCCCGGAGGGCCCGCAGGGCGAGGAGGGCCCGCGAGGTCTTCCTGGCTTGAAGGGTGACACTGGTGATCCTGGGCCGCAGGGCGAGCAAGGCCCAGAAGGGCCCCAGGGCCCCAAGGGTGATAAGGGCGATCCTGGCGAGCAAGGCCCGCAAGGCGAGCGAGGACCAGAGGGACCCCGAGGACCAAAGGGTGATACCGGGGATCGTG